AAGACGGAACTGGGGGAGGAACTGGTGCATTTGGAGCAGATAGCTGGGGCGATACCAGTGGGTTAGACGCTGGATGGGTTGGGGCAACGGATACTGGTCTGGCTGGACCGGAAGGTATGTCTTCTGAAGACGAAGACGCAATGGCAGCCGCTATTGGAGCAAGTCCCGGTCTTGCAGCAGCTTTGGGCATTCAGGATGCTCCATCAATTGCGGGTATTTCTGAAGACGATTTGGGACAATTTGGAAAAACTGAAACTCAGGCGGCTCCCGGATGGTTTGGTGCAAACTTAGATACCGGAGCCCCTGCTTTTGACACGGGTAGAGAAGCATCTAATGCGGCCTTGGCTAGTTTTTACGAAGGCATGGCCAATGCTCAGGCCATGCAGGAACAAGGGCCAGCAGAAGATCAAAGCCCCAGTTCTCCATTTGGCGGGTTACCGGGTAGCATATCTGAGAACACAGGCATTGATGCAGGTCCGCAAGGCGTTAATGCAGGTGTATCTGCTGGCAAAAGTGAAGGTTTTGTAGGGGCTCAAGACCAAGGCCCCAGCCCCAATGCAAGTCCTGAAACAGGGACTTTTGAACATGCTGCTGAATGGGGAGCGCCTGTAGGGGCTGCTCCGTCTTATACCTATAGCGAAGTTGGGCTAGACCCGGCATTCGCATCTCCAAATTTGGGACCGGCCCCGGCTCAGGAGCCAGAAGCTCCGGCTCAGGAACAAGAGACTCCGTCAACGCCTATGACGTTGGACATTTCCAAAGCATTTGAAGCGCCGGGAACTCCAACAGGTTCTCCAACAGGCTCTCCAACAGGCTCTCCAGCAGGATCGACCGCAGGAACTACTGCCGGAGCTATCGGCACAATTGGTGGCGCTCCTTCGATTGATACCGGGGCACCAAGCGCACCTGATATGGGTGGAGGTGAGCCGCCTCTTTGGCCGCCGCTGAAAAGGTTCCCAGACGGAACGTATGGATATGACACCAGTTTTAATGAGACAGGCATGCGCAGGGGCGGCGCAGTTCCGGCCAACGTCGAGCAGGCTCTGAAAGTAATACGAGACTACATGGGGAGCGGTGGTGACCACGATTCTATATTGCGGGTCGCACATATGGTACTATCGAAGAATATGTCATCGCCGCGTGGCATAAAATCCCCTTAAGCGGCACGGGGGACGCCCCGATAACTCCGGAGTGCAAAAAGAATGTCGGATATGGCGAAAAAGGCCCGCGCGGCCATGAAGGCAAAGGCGAAAGCCCTTGCGAATGAAAAGGTAGGCAAAGTGGACTCTTCCACTTGGACGCCGCCTGAGCCGATTAATGCAGAGGCAAAGACGGGCATGCGCCCGATCTCGCGCAGTGCATACAAGAAGGGCGGCAAGGTTATGGGCGAGGCTTGTGAGGCCCGCGCAGACCGTAAGCCTCGCAAGAGCGGCGGCAAGACGCTGACGGCTGACAGCCTGATGAACCGCGATCAGAAAGAAGCCAATGAAGAGCGCGAAGGCATCAAGCACAAGGGCGGCCTGAAGACTGGCGGTCGCGCCAAAAAGAACAATGGCGGTCCTAGCTGGGCCGCTGGTCCCCGTCCGGGCATGAACGAGGGCGAGGATATGACTGCCGAGCAGCAGGAAGCCGCTCGCAAGAAATCCGAAGCTGAAAGCCGCCAGCGTCAAGAGCAAGAAGCTCCTGAAGTTCGCAAATCCGGTGGTCGCACGAAGAAGCAGATGGGTGGCGCGTTCCTTCCCCCGTCGATCCGCAATGCGGCAGCCATTGGCGCGGCGTCCAATCGCGCTAATGTTCCGGGCGGCATTCTTCAGCCGACAGCTAAAGGTGGTCGTCCGATCGCCATGCCGGGCATGAAGGACGGCGGCAAGGCTGATAAGGGCAAGTGGATACAGAAGGCAATCAAGAAGCCGGGTGCTTTGTCCAAGCAGCTTGGCGTTCCAGAGGAAAAAAATATTCCGATGGGTAAGCTTGAGGAAGCTTCTGAGAAGGGCGGCAAACTTGGTAAGCGCGCCAATCTCGCCATGACGCTGAAGCGTATGAACCGCAATACCGGCGGTCGCACTGCGCCGAAGAAAAAGGCCGCAGTTAATGTGAATGTGATTATTGCCGGTGGAAAGCCCGACATGGGTCTTGGAATGGCTCCGCCCCCGGGCGCTCCGCCTCGTGGCCCAGCAGGCATTCCTGTTCCTGTTCCTCCTCCGGGCGCTGGTGCTCCGGGGATGCCTCCGGGCATGCCGGGTGGAATGCCTCCGGGTCCGGGCGCTCCGCCCCCGATGCCTCCGGGCATGCTTCCGATGCCCCGCAAGCGCGGTGGCAAGGTCTATCGTTCCTACAAGGACATGGACGCTGGCGCAGGGTCTGGCGAGGGCCGTTTGGAAAAGACCGAAATTCAGAAGCGTAAAGGCTGACTGAATGCCCGGCAGGTCTCCGTCGCCTGCCGGGCACTTATTTGACGGGAAAAGGGGAGACGATGCTAACGACAAGTACGGTCTTTAGGGCCGAACTTGAGAAATTAATCACAGAGGCCATTAATTATCAGATTGAAATCATATCATCGCCAAACGCTGTGATTGATTTCCAAGTGTACAAACACCACTTGGGTTTCATCGCGGGGCTAAGACACGTTCTTGAGCTTTGTGATGAGGCGGAATCAAACATCAACAAGCGCGAGAGGGGTGCGTGATGTCGAACATTGCCATGTTGCACGAGAAAGATCCGTGCCAAGCAATCATCAAAGAAATCGGAAACATCAAAGACATCGAGGTCTTTAATACTCAGGTACTTGTTGCGGTCTACATTCGGCCAGAAAAGACCAAGGGCGGCATTATCCTGACTGATAATCAGCGGCATGAGGACCGCTATCAGTCCAAGGTTGGGCTGATATTGAAGAAGGGCCCGTCAGCTTTTGTCGATGATGACGGCAAATGGTTCAATAAAGCCAAATTCAACGAAAGGGATTGGATTGTTTTCCGCCCCAGCGAGGGATGGAACGTCACAATCAACGGGGTTTTGTGCCGAATGCTGGACGATACCAGCGTCAAGGCGCGAATTTCTCATCCAGATCAAGTTTGGTGAGGTGAAATATGTCTGACACTGAAGAAAAGATGGAATTTTCAATTCCTGAAGACGATGCGCCCGAAAATGAGGTCGTTATTGTCGATAAAAACGAGAAAAATGATGCTATTGATCCCGAAGATGGCATCAATGACCTCAAAATGAAGCTTCAAAGCGAACAGCAGCGTCGTTTAGAGGCGGAAAATCGCGCCAGAGAGGCCATTCAGCGCCAATATGCGGCTCAAACTGAACGGGAAGAGGCGAATTACACTCTCATTGAGAGCGCGATTAAGACCGTTGAGCGTGACAGCAGCGATTTGAGGGCTGCCTATCGTGACGCCTTGTCTGTCGGCGACTATGACCGGGTCGCTGAAATCCAAGACGCCATGACTGAGAACAAATTGCGTCTCAGCGAGCTAAATCGGGGCAAGGAATACCTCAAGTCTAGGTCCCCGGAAGCACCTCCGCCGCCTCCACCACAAGATCCTGTCGAGGCGCTTGCGGCTAACTTGTCTCCGAAGTCTGCCGAGTGGATCAGGGCGCACCCTGAATACGCGAAAGACCAGAAACTGTTCCGCAAGATGCTTGCGGCGCATGAATTGGCCTTGGCTGACGGCATCGAGCCGGACACGGACGACTATTTCAGTTCGGTGGAGTCAACGCTCCGAATTGAACGTCGTAAACCGTCTAGGGAGCCCGTAGAAGCCGAAACGGACGCGGAAGCCATGTCTACCGCAGCCAAGCCGGTTCAGCGGCGGTCGGCTCCCCCTGCGGCTCCTGTGTCTAGGGCTACAAATGGTCCGGGTTCGACCCGGTCCAATGTCATTACCCTGACAAGGGCGGAGGCTGAAGCCGCTCGCGACATGGGCATGACGGAAAAGGAATATTGGGAAAACAAGCGTCTTCTTCAGAAAGAAGGCAGGATTTGAGGAGGTTGAAAATGGCAAGTGAATTCAAACAGGCCGTGAAGGCCAGTGAACGGCCCCCGCTCCGCGCTGAAATGCGGGATGACGACCCTCGCGCCCGTGCGGCTCGCCGCGCTGCGGAGATTAAGGGCCACATTGGGTCGCTCGATGAGGGCACTGACGAATTCTGGATTGATCCGTCCAGCATTCCGGATGGCTGGTCTTATGAATGGAAGCGCCATACGATCTACAATCAGGAAGACCCGTCTTATCAGGTCCATTTGGCTCGTATGGGTTGGGAGGCTGTCCCCGCCAATCGTCACCCAGAAATGATGCCCGCCGGGGATACCAGCAACGTCATCCTGCGCAAGGGCATGGTCCTTATGGAGCGTCCCTTGGAAATCACTTCCGAGGCTAAGGCCATTGAACTGCGTCGGGCTAGGGCGCAGGTGCGGGCTAAGGAAGACCAGCTTGCTGCGGCTCCGCAGGGGCAGTTTGAGCGGTCAAACAAGGACTCGTCCCTTGTTAAAGTCCGCAAGAGCTATGAGCCGATGCCGATCCCGGAGGATTGATGCTAGTCCCTTTTTAGGGGTGTATTGGGCCGCCTTGTGCGGCCCTTTACATTTTTCAGAATGGGGATTATTATCCGCTCCAAGGCGCTCGGTGCGCTGTGTCTTCCCCGGCGTGAAGACTTTAAACTTGTCCCCGGTTCTTAGTCGCCCCGGCGTGCGATGATGGACTAACCTCAAATAGAGGAGAATCCGTCATGGCCAATACGGCTGCATACAACGGATTTCAACAGTACAGCGGCACTGGCTCTTCCCCTACTTACGAGCAGGTGGCCGTCCGCATTGCATACAATGCTTCCGCCATTTTCTATGGCGACCCCGTCAACCCTGATGCTAACGGCTATGTTGTGAAGGGCGTCACGTCCGCTGGTTCGGGCAACACCCAGATCGCTGGCATTTTTGTTGGCTGCAAGTATCTTTCGGTCTCGCAGAAGCGGACGGTTTGGTCGAACTATTGGCCCGGCACGGACGTTGACTCTTCGCAGATCGTTGAAGGCTACATTGTCAATGACCCGAACGCCAAGTTCGTGGCTCAGTCTGACGGTACTGGCCTTACTGCGGCTGCGATCAACAACAATGTTGGCTTCAACATTGGCACCGGCAACACGGCTAACGGCATTTCGGGCTCGTATATCAACTCCGGCACGGTTACTCCGGGCACGGACAATTCGCTCCCGTTCCGCGTCATTGCCCTTCTCTCGGACCCTCCGGGCGTGAACGGCACTGAATCTGGCGCGTATGCCAAGGCTATCGTGGCGTTTAACAACGTCTCCACCAAGCAGCTTACGGGCATCTAAGAGGAGTTTGAAAAATGGCCGTGAATCTGAGTGCCATCAAAGACCTTCTCCTGCCCGGTCTCCGTGGCGTTGAAGGCAAGTACGAGCAGATCCCGTCCCAGTGGGACAAGATCTTCACGAAGCACAACTCGAAAATGGCTCTGGAACGCACCGCTGAAATGCGCTTCCTTGGTTATGCTCAGTTGAAGACGGAAGGTGGCCAGACCTCCTTCGATAACGGCTCCGGCGAGCGTTACGTCTACAATCAGGAACACAATGAAATCGGCCTTGGCTACGCGATTACTCGTAAGGCCATTGACGACAACCTGTACAAGACGCAGTTCGCCCCGTCGAACCTTGGCCTCATTGAGTCCTTCGCTCAGACGAAGGAAATCTATGGCGCTAACGTCCTCAACACGGCGACGACCTACAATGCCAATGTCGGCGGTGACGGTAAGGCTCTCTGCGCCACCGACCACCCGATTGATGGCTCGACGGTCGCCAACAAGCCGACCACTGACGTTGATCTCAACGAAAGCACGCTTCTGAACGCAATGATTGCGATCAGGACGAACTTCCGTGATCAGGCTGGCCTGAAGATCTTCGCTCGTGGCCGTCGCCTTGTTGTCCCGCCGCAGCTTGAGCCGGTTGCAATCCGCTTGACGAAGACGGAACTGCGTCCGGGTACGGCAGACAATGATGTGAACGCTATCATGTCAACGGCAGGTGGCCTGCCTGAAGGTTATATGGTCAACGACTATCTGACCTCTCAGTTTGCATGGTTCATGCTGACGAACATCGACGGTCTCTCCTACATGGAGCGCGTTAAGTTCGAATCCGACATGCAGGTCGATTTCGTTACAGACAACCTTCTCGTAAAAGGTTACGAGCGTTACAGCTTCAGTTACTATAACTGGCGCTCCATTTACGGCTCGTTCCCGACCTCGTAATGCGTTGGGGGCTTCGGCCCCCAATTTACACTAGGCTCATAGATCACGCAGACCGGCCTAGCGGACTCTGCACAGACTGTGTGATCGTATCGTGCAGGAGAGACCCAAATGGGTACAACTACGTTCACTGGCCCGATCAAGGCTGGCGACGTTCTTGATACGACTGGCTCTGCGGCTGGTTCGGTTAAGAATGTCGGTAGCGTTGTTCTTTGCCAATCTGCGAATATCACGCAGGCTGACACGGCAACCGCATACAACACTGGGATTTGCATCCCGGCT